TAAGAAGATTGTCCTTGCGACAGATAATGATCAGGCTGGCGAGGCGCTGGCTGAAGAGATTGCTAGACGCGTTGGACGAGCGAAATGTTGGCGAGTCAACTTCCCTGACGGCATCAAGGATGGTAATGACGCGGTCAGGGAGCTGGGAGCTGATGAAACCAAAGAGATCTTCGCAAGACCTACCCCTGTGCCACTGTCCGGTGTGTATGGCGCGTCAGATTACAAGGACTCGGTAAAGGAGATATACACCAGCGGTCATGGACGAGGGGCATCCACCGGATTCCCTGCTGTAGATGACTTGTTCACAATAGCAGAAGGACAGCTATCCATCGTCACTGGAATGCCCGGTTCCGGGAAGAGTGAATTTATTGACATGTTAATGGTAAACCTTGCACAGCAACAGCAGTGGAAGTTTGCCGTGTGCTCTTTTGAGAACCCGCCGCATATGCACATTGCCAAGCTGGCAGAAAAGATATCCGGCAAGCCATTCTATGACGGCATCAACGAGCGCATGACAGAGGATGAGCTTGAGGAGTCACTGGCGTTCATCGACAAGCACTTTGTATTCCTTGAGTCTAAGGATGGCGGCATGGCAACCATCGACAGTGTCATTGATCGCTGTAAGCAGGCTGTCATGCGGCTAGGTGTTCGCGGCTTGGTCATTGACCCGTACAACTACATTGAGCAGTCGGGGCAGGAGGAGCATACCGGCATTAGCTATATGCTTTCCAAGATAACAAGTTTTGCAAAGGCCCATGGCATTCATGTCTGGTTTGTTGCCCACCCCCAGAAGATGTATCCCCGCGAAGACGGTAGCTACGCAGTGCCAAAGGGCATGAACATATCCGGAAGTGCGGCGTGGTTTGCGAAGGCAGACCTTGGCATCACGGTGCATCGGGCAGAGGATTCAACTGAGATCCATTGCTGGAAGTCTCGCTTCAAGTGGGTCGGACAGCAGGGTATGTGTTTGTTGAAGTACAATATGCCGAACGGCAGGTTTGAGGAGTTTCATGCGGCGCCCGAGAAGAGCTTTGCTGAGAAGTATGGGCGCAAATCTCAGGACTGGAGCGGCTTCGATGAGTTCTAGTGAGTCGGTCGAAGAGTTCCTTGAGCGCGGGGGCGTGATCCAGATTTGCGATCCGGAGCCTTCCCCGCCAGTTTTTGTCAGGCCTCGTTACGGCAACGCTCAGAGAAAGCACTTTGTTGAGGGCGATAAGTCGAGATGGCAACAGGCAAGCAGAAGAGGAGCTATCCGCTATGGTCGTTGTAAATAACAAGTTTGAGGTAGCGGGGCGTGGTACCCATTTTGCCAAATCCCTGCATTGCGGTGGCCGTCAATACCCATCCGTGAACATGAGTTCGGCGGAGTCTTATTATGAATAACAAGTCATATTCAGAGCTGGGGTCAAATGAGATTCACAAGCGTCATCGGGTCATGGTTGAGGGGGGCAAGCTCCCTCGGGCCAAGGTTATGGATCAACTTGTTATAGATAAGTACCTGATAGACGGCTTGGTAACACTTGCACAGCATCAGGCGGCTGAGTACATCCTGAATCAAGCGGTCAAAGCTGGCGTGTATACGCGCCCCCTGAACTATTCGGAGCCGTCATCGGGAGGTGTGAAGAAAGGTAACATCAGCGACTATTTGTTGCGGTTTGGTAACACCATGTCACTGATAAGTCGGCGATATGGGGAATATGCAAGCTATCTTACTGAGGAAGTTGTTTGTCATAACTGGGATGTGTCTGAAGATGGCGGGAAGCTCAGGGTCTTGAAAGACTCGCTGGACTTAATTGTGAATTTGCGTATGGCGGGGGGTCGCAATCCAATGCGACATATGAGGAAGGGTGCGGTGGTTGATTGAATTGGCCCTCCATGTCTTTGCGCGACTTTTCGGCACTTCATTCAATCTTTGGCTAGGACGCCACCGCTCGCCCATACGGAGGTTAGTCGCGCATGGATCAACTCTTACTTATACTCTCGGGGCCTTATGATCTCAAGAATCTTGTGCGGCCCCTGAGTGTCCGGCCTGCACGTTACAGTTAGGTTCTTCATGATAAATACATCTCGGCCCAAGCTGTCCGCCATAACCATTGCGGCTTTAACGGCGTTTAGCTGTTCACTGCTATCCCACGGCATCATAGCGCTCCTGCCTCACAGGGCTTCTGATCCAAGGGCTAACCCTGCGCTCTGCGGGGCTCATTGGCGGTTGATAGCCCGAAAGTCTCCCCGACAGAATCTTTCGTATCTTCGATGAACTTGAGTAACTGATGCAGGTATCCGATTCAACCTGACTCAAATACCCGTCATTTACCAGCGATTTCATGATGGCCCTTCCATAATCGGCGCTTACATTAAGAATCCCGAGAATGTCGGACAAGGTAAAGCTGTTCCCACTCTTGTATAGCCTCGAACTAACCACCTTATTTTCGTACTCTTCCTGAGTTCTTTCCCTCATCCTTTTTACCTCCATCGGCTGGTTTTTTAAAAATACGATCCCAGTTATCGCTGAACTTGTCAGCAGGAACAGCCCTAGGTCTTTGCTTTGATCCTTTTCCACTCATTGATCATCTCCGGCAGTGATGACTGCGTAAATAGAAAACCCGACTATCAACAGCCCAACCAGAAAATCCGGACTAATTGTCATGACTAAACTCGCTTGGATATTTCCAGTTAGGGTCTGAAGAATGGTGCACCGAAGTGCACCCCGTCATATCGAGCACCGCCGATATTATCAGCAAGATGCCAAGCGCCCACAATCCTTCGTTTTTAAGGTTCATCGTCAGACCTCTCACAAAAATCATGGTATGTGCCCTCATAGTCGGGCCAGTCCCCACGTTTTACCATCTCGCAATACTCATTCAGGGACTTTTCCTCTTCTTCAAAATCAAGAGTGCCAGCAATCCCCAAGAGAATCAAAATCACAAGAGTAACGCCCAAAAGCGCATACGTGCCAGTCTGCTCGTCATTCATTTTCCATCTCCCATTCGATTAGGATTTCAAGATACTCCCGCGCCTTTCTGAGGTCGTTAAGACCCCCCTTGCTTTTCCAGCGGGAAACGTATTTCACGACATTGGCCTCGCACACCCCGAGACCGTTGGCCAACGCGTAGTACGTTGGTTGCACTGCAAGCTTGGCATAATGATCGCCGCCAACTTGGCTATCTCTTCTCAGTTTCATCGGCCCTCCTATTACTATCATCAATTATCAGAAACTCAGACCCCTTTTTAGACGCGTAATTTTTCGCCCTAAAAAAAGCCTCTTCTTTTGTCGAACAGAGACCCCTAATAGCACCCCTTTCGACTATCCTGTAACACCCCTCGATGCGGACAACTCGCCCACTAAAACCTTTACCCTTCATGACCGTAGTCCTCCGCTAGGATTTTGTAGATTTGATTGATGTCCGATTCGGACGGTTCTGGTGATCCCTTGATCGCCCTGACAGAGTCAACATATAACCCGTCAAGGCCAACGTCAGGCTCATCGTAAACGGTGAACGACACCTCATAGATGTCGTTGTCCAGATAGATGGTCTCCTTACTGCTTAACAGCATGGTGATTCTCCCAGTCGATTGACATCCACTCACCCATTAACAAGTCAGAGCTTTCGACATCATGGTGGAACTGAGCGATCTGCTGATCACTCAGGTTGTTGCGTGACCCACACCAATGATCCCTGAGGATCTCGGCCAAGTCACGGTCATCGAGCATATACTTGACGCGCCTATGCACAGGCAGTTTTGTCACACGATCCATAGTGCTCGCCCTCCTCGCTCACTAGCGATGCGGAGATTAACGAATCTATTCTCCGCAAACACTGCTTAATCAATTTTCGCATTACTCACCCTCCAAAGGCCGCTTACGCGGCGCCCCGTTCGATTGCGTTATAGTAAGATTGCTTGTCACTCAGGTGGCCTTTCGCCTCGCGCCATGTCCTGACGGTGCGAATAAACTCTCCGGTGACATCGTTGTAAAGGTCAAACGTCCCGTCAGACATCTTCTCAACAGACGCATAACGGTTCCTGTACTGCTTAATCAATTTTCGCATTACTCACCCCCATCGCTTCATCAATAGCCTCTCGCCAACTTTTAGCATCTGTCTCAGGCCGGCATGAACAACCTTCCTCGGTCAGACACCACCCGCTCTTTGTTGGCATCGGATAACACTGATTTTCTACCAGCCACTCTAGTCGCTCGCTGTCTCGCTGAAGACTATTTAGCTCTCCCGCAACCTCGGATGAATTTAACGGACATCCATCTCCATTCTCCCAGCGCCAAATTGTCTGATCCTCCTCTGGATCATCAAACCAAACCTTCACCATTTGCCCTCCCAAGGCCGCTTACGCGGCCTCTGCAATGATTGTTCGCACACCAGCCTTGTTGGCCTGACGCGCATCGTAAGCATGGAGGGTGCGGTCACAGATGACCACAACCTCATGCTGTCCAAGAGTAACCCAGTCGTTGTCGATCAGGTCACCATCAGTAAAGCATAGAGTGATGTCACACTCCAGCCCGTTGTCGGTGAGGTACTTAACCCCGTCCGACATCCACGTACCGCCACCCTCAGGGATGTCGAGATCGAGCAACTCGCCACCAGAGAACACCTCATGCACTGAATGCACACGATGGTTGGTGAAGACAACGACCACGCCATCCCTTGGATTTAACTCGTCAATAGCAACGGACAGCTCGGTGATGAACTGGCCAAGCTGGGTGCGATTGACTGAGCTGGAGATGTCAACGATGACACCCATGCGGCCAAGAGACCCTCGGTGAGTCGGCGAGATAACGCCCAGCGTTGCGTAGCGGCGGCGGTGGATACGTGACCAAGTCACATCGCCACCATCACCGGCTCGGTGTAGCAGGTCGGCCAGCTCAGAGCGCCAGTCAACGTCAGAGCGACTGCCTGAGGAGAACCGATTGGAACCCTCGCGCACCTGATCGCTGACGCCCACACCGCGGGCAGTGGCCTCTTCGATACCATCGTCAACATGGT